ACATTATTCTAACTTCTTGAAAATCAACGCTGAACCAAGCTCTGAAAGAATCTTCGTCTGACATTAAGTCAGTTCCAGCCATGAAATATTGTTGAGGTCCACAAGCGATAAGATCACTTGAAGCTGCATCCAATCCAGAAACGCCTACAACCTTAATGTTAGTTTGAGGGTGGAATGTTTCATAAACTTGACCCAATGTTGGTTCACTGAAATGGAAGTTATTAACTTGTCTGATTGACTTCAAATAGCATTTGAACTGTCTTTGAGACATGAAAATAACCAAGTCATCTCTACCATAGATGTTGTCATCCAACTCTTCAATGATATTATCAATCTGCTCAAGAACTTTCTCAGCTTTGTCTTGAATTGAAGTTCCTGTAACAGAACAAAGTGCTGTAGCACCTGTCAATTTAACAACACCAGCTGTGTTATCCAAAAGCTCAATGAAACCTGAGAAAGATGAAGAAGCTGAAGAAGCACCCCATAATAGGTTTTCATTATACCTTTTTATTTGTTTAGTTTGTAATTCTACGATCGCGTTTTCAAATGGAGCTTCAGTATTGTATGATCCATCAGAAAGATACTGACCCAACCATAGCGTGTTTAGCTCTTCCAAGCAAAGAGAAACATTCGTCTTCAGTGCCTGCACTGTTACTGGAACTACAGTAAAAGTTGTGTCACCACTATTTGACCAACCACAAGTTGTTCCTGTTTGAACAACAAGAGTTTCAGAAAGTAGGTTAACATTTTGTGTGCCCTTAATACCAGGAACCACATTTACATATTTCATCGTTTGAGGACTCAATACCGCTTCTGAGATAATGTCTGGAGACAATTGATCAACATATGCTGATAGACCCGCTAAATCGTATGAAAATTTCTGTCTTGATAATCCTTTAGATTTCATTTTGATATAGTTTTTATTTTTAGTTTTATTTTGATGAAAGCACTTCTTTCATCTTTTTGAATCTTTCAAACTTGTTGTCTGATTCAAAAGTTTTTTCTGTTATGGTTTTTTGGTTATACACCTTTTCACCTGCTGGTTCTTTTGAAAACTTCTGAAATTTTGATTCCAACTCAGCATTTTTTGTTGAGATTAAATCAATCTTATCTTCCAATTTTCTAAGAGCCATTGCAAAAATTTCAGCGATCTTTTCCTCAGACATTTTCTCCTCTTCAACATTGGACCTTTCGGTAATAACGCCGTCTTTGGTTACAAATCTGATTTTGTTCTCGTTTCCACTTTCGTCTTTTAATACTACTTGGTGTTCTCCATCAGGAGCTGGTGACTTAGCACCATCTTCACCAAGAACTTCAACTTTCTCACCAACATCAAATGTTGGAGATTCCAATTTAGCACCTTCAGCTGATTCAGCAATTGTGAATTTACCCTGTGCTTCCTTGTCTTTTTGGGATTGGATTCCGTCAATAGCTCCACCAACAATTGAGATGGATTTACCATCTTCTGTTTCGTAGACACCATCAGTCATTGCTGATAAGTTTCCATCATATTCAACCTTCTTTACTTGAAGACCTATTGCTGGCATATCACCACCAACTCTCATGATTGAACCATTTTTCAACTTGACATCACCAAACTTTTCAACCGCTGACATATCTTCGTCTTTAATATCCGCTTCTTCTTTTTCTTTTTCAACTTCCATATCACCCATCTTGATCTTGGAAATCTTACCATCAGAAACTTCAATTTCAGAACCATCGTCAAGCTTATGAACACCATCTGGTGCAGGAATCATTCCTTCTTCTGTAGAAATATAAATCGGAGCACCCAATTCCAACTCACCTTCAACTTGAACTGCCATTCCTTGTTCAGTCTTAGCAGAATAAAATTTCTGTGGAGCTAGATTGAGGATCTTCATTATCCTTTCTATTGCTTGCTTACTATTCATCGTTAATTGATTTTAGTATCGTCTTTATTTGGTTTATTTGTTTATCTTCTTTGGAGAATATAGATTTCTCAGCGAATAAACCTTCCACCGAAAAACCTGTAAGAGCCTTCTCTTTAATAAGTTTCCATACCTTATCATCATTCACCTTCATGGCAACAAACCAAGTTCCACTCGGTAGCTCAAAACCATACTTGTGGGATTTGTCATAGATCGGATCTTCTGATACCCAAGACTCTGTAATAAATACTTTGTCTGAACCTAACTTTCTTCCGTTGTGTTCAATACTTGTCTCGTCAGTTCTTTTTTGTTTTAAGAAACGATCTGCCATTTGTTTTATGGACTTCTTGGAAAAGAATACATAATATAAATTTCCAAGTGCATCATAACGATGTATCATTCTATTTGGCACCATTGCTGCTCCAACAAGGATCTTTTTATCCTCATCGTAAGCGAATGTCATTTTTTGTTTTTCTAATTGTTGTAGTTTTCTCTCAGACCATTTCAGACCAGCTTCTCCACCCCATGCATCATACATCAATTTTCCACAACCCTCTTCATAAGATTTTGATGATGTTAAATCACCCTTATGTCTTGAAAGATATGAATACATGCGCTTGATGGTATCAACTGAGATGTTTTCACCCTTACTGAGTTGCGAAGCTCTTTGTTTACCCACACCAGTTCCACAAGATCCCCAACCATTTTCCTCAGCATATTTAACTGCTCTCGCAGCTGCTGCTTTAACTCCCTCAGGATAGTCAGAAATACTTTCTGCAAAGTCGTCCTCAGTCATTTTAATTGGAACACAATTTGGAACTTCTTTACCATCCACCACTTTTGTCCCTATTGCCTCATACCCTTCCCAACAAGCATCTTCCAAACCGAATGCTTGACCAGTTCTTGGTTCACCTGGCTTCCAATCTGTTGGTGATGGATTAGCTTTTGTGGCATCATTTCTTGTATCAGGTCCAATAACAACATCATCAGTGATTAATCCTTGTGTAGATTTTGCATCATTGATAATCTTACCTTCTTTCTTATAAACAAGTCTTACCCATGCGTGTCTACAGTTGAATGATCCTCTCCATAAGAATATGTTATAAGAACCAAACTCAGGATTTGATAGTCTTTCAATATCTTCTATGGTGTAAACTCTATTCTTTCTGAGCATGTCAGCACAGAACTTTCTATTCTTTTCGTCTCTTGGACCAATGTATTTGTATCTTACTCTAATCTCGTCTGTGTCAAGTTGGGAATCAGCATTTGGATTTGAGAACTTCTGCTGTTGCATTGTATAAACAGTTGAAGGAGTAATCTTTTCTACTCTAACAACTTCCCAACCAGCTTTAATTAAATCAGAATAACTCTCACCAAGTTCATCAAGTTGAGGGTTATGATCACAGAAATCATCTTCAACAATTGTATATGGATTTAGTGTTTCCACCTCTTCCATTTGTTCCAATTGTGAGTTGAATGCCATCCATGGCTCATCATGAGCAGGTCTTGAAACTAATGATATAGCTTCAATACCAGCATCTTCAAATTCATCATCAATGAATAATTCAACTATTTTTGTTGTGCTCATCTCTTGTAAATATATTAGTGATTGATTTATACCACTTTTAGATAATAGATCTCTGTCTAATTACACGATCAAACTGTTGTTGATTGGATATCTCCGTAGCAGTAACATAAGTCTTAATTGGACTTTCTTGTAGGGTTCTAGCAATTGTTTCCCCAAGTGTATCTCTACTTTCTTTAAGATTGTTGTTAGCTGATGACCCAACTGATTGTGCTGCGAATTGTGGCATTGCACCATATGAGTTGATTGTTTCAAGTAATGGACCAAACATTTTTGATGACCTTGAATTAACAACAAACTCACCATTAGATAACATTGCTGATATTGAATCAGATTGTTGACCACCTTGACCATATACATAACCACCCTGTGCTCTCTTAACAGCATTCACCGCAATTGGAGGAGGTGGAGGAGTTGGGGTTGTTCCACCACCAGTTCCACCTGAGTCTGTGGGAACTTGAACAGCCAGGATTTTTTTAACATTCGCAATACCTGCTGCAACAGCCGCAGCTGCCGCGATAGCACCGAGTGCTGGTCCCACAACAGGAATACCTGCTAACGAAGCATAAGCGGATACTGCGGATTGGTATGTGTCAATTGTTGTCTTAGCGATAGCAAATGCTTTACCAGCCTTTGTGTCTTCACCAACAAGCTTTGACAAGTTTCCGAATGCATCACCAATTGCGGATACTGTATCTTGTTTTGTTTTTCTTTCAAGTAGATCTAATTCTCTACGAGATTTTGAGATCTTGATTGAACGAGACAAATACTCTTGGTCATTGATTGCCCCTTTTTCTTTTAGAGCATCTATGTCGGCTTGGTATTGCGTTTGTGCCGCTCTTTGACCATCAAAATATTCCTTATCAAATCTCCTGAACTCATCATACTGTGAGTTAAGTCCATCCACCTGATTTTGGTAGGACATATCAAGGGTCTGTAATAAAGCATCTTGATATTGTTTGATTAGAGCTGCTCTCTCTTGTTCATTCAGATTTAAAGAGGTTGTGAGAGCTGTCTGTAATTCTTGATATATTCTAAGTTGTTCTTGGTAGTTTCCCCTATTAGCCTCAAGTTCTGTTTGTAGTCTTGTGAGTGTGTCTTTGTTGATTGCCTCATTTGCCAACTTGGCATACTTCTCTCTGAGTGCTGCCTTCTCAGCTTCTGACAACTCTTCATTCTGTAATTCTATCGCTAGTTTCTGATCGTAATAACTTTGTAGAGTTTGTAGATCAGTATTCTGTTTGTCAATTTCAAGTTGTGCTAACGCATCAAGTTCTTTAAGTTTTCTATCGTTTCTTTTCTTCTCATCAGCATTTACAGCATCTTCTAATTTCTTTGCATATTCCTGACGAGCTAACTCTTTCTGATTCTCATTATTACCTAACTCTTTAAGTTCAAGTGCTAATCTTTCATCAAGTAGTTTCTTGAGGTTCTCTCTATTTGTATTCTCACTCTCAATTTCTAACTTGATTGCAGCGTCTAATTCAGCCTTTCTATTCTTCTCTCTTTCCTTCTGTTGGTCAAGTTGGAAGTCTAATAAATTCTGTTGTAATTCCCTTCTGAGTTTTATGATCTCATCAGAGTAATTCTGTTCAGCACCTTTAAGTCTTTTGTTTGCTTGTTCAAGTAGAGCTATTCTCTTATTGATACCATTTTGACTTATGTTGAAAAGTTCTTGTTCTGTTTTACCAGCTATTTTTGCACGAGTGAGTTGAGCCTTTGTTTCTGCTTCAATGGTTGCAATTCCTCTCTCAGTTTCCTTTCTAACTTTCTCTTGTGCCTTGGCTAATGCTTCATTTGCCTTTGCCGCTTTGTCAGATCCTTCAGCTGCTTTCTCTGTGCCAGTAAAAAAATCAATCAGTAATGAAGCACCCGTTGATAAAAGTTGGATCAATAAACCAATACCTAAAGAAACCAAGACAGCTTTCAGTGCTATCAACGCACCAGTCCAAACTCTTGTGGCAACTGTTGCCGCTTTCTGTGCGAGTGTAACTGCTCCTGTGGAAACCACATTAGCCCCACCTGCGACAGTATTCGCAGCTAATGCACCTGTATTCTGTGTTTCAGCAGTTGTATTAACCTTTTTTACAGTGGTATTGGTGGATGTAACATTTGTATTTTTCGCTGTTGCATTAGTGTTATTACCGATTTGTTCAGAGAGTTTGTCTCTTATATCAATATTTTGTTGTAATTGATTTCCTAATTTGAATTGTTTTTCTGAGAAAGCATCAATTTCAGCACTTTCTGCTTTTGTAAATTCCCTAACTTCGCTTATCGCAATTAGTTCATCATATCTTTTTTCTTCTGCGGCAGATATAACATCAATCTGTGCTTGAGTTGCTTGAATGTTTTTTTCAACCTCAGCTTTTTGAGCGATCAGTTGTTCGGTTTGTTTTCTTATCGCATCTGTTTGTTGTGTAGTTGCTGCGACATTACCTAAAGCAGCCGCTTCACTCAGATCAAATCCTTCACTTACATTTTTCGTTGAGTTAAATAAATCCCCTTGTGTGTCAGCTAATTTTTTTGCTTCCTTATTTAAACCTGTTATATTATCAAAGATGCCAGCTAAGTCATTAACCAATCCTTTGAACTGATTTCCAATATCTTTAAGTGAGAAACTTGAGAATGTCTTTAATAATCCAATTGAGTTATCAAGCTTATTTGATACATCACCAATAGGACCAGGTAATAACGATAGGGTGTTGAAGAACTCCCCACCTTTGGTATTAACTCTCTGTAAGGAATCCTGAGTGTCATTGATTTTATTTCTCAATACCTCAAACTCTCTTGATCCCTCAGGTAATTTCTGTAGTTCTTGTTTGAATATTCTAAGTTGCTGTGTTAATGTGAGCGTCCTATCCGTCGCGATTGTTACATCGTTGGAGTCCACATTGAATACGAGCTTTAAATTTTTTGTGCTAGTTGCCATTTTCT